GTCATTAGAAAGTACTGTTAATTATGAGTTTTTTAAAACTAATTATGAAAAGTTCAAACATATGGCAGGAGATATGGAAACTTTACTTTTCCATTGCAAAATTGAACACGCTAAACGAGTTTTAGGAAAACCTGATAATGTTAAACGAATTTTAAATCAACAAGATATTGATAACGGATTAAGGAAATTTATTGATTTAAGAAAAAGTAATGAACCTAAGAACTATCTTAATCATTTGTATGTTTAACTTTATTTTAAGTAATTATTAAAATAAAATTAATTATTCTTAACTTTAATGTTTTTTATAATCATTTTTATGATCTATTTTTTTTTCAAATCTACTAAAATATTTTTTTTTATCTTTATCAGTATGAGCTAATGCATTAACAAATGATAATTTAGTCTTTTTAAGTAAATTTATTTTAATATCAGTATTTCTAAATACACCATTTTTTAAGTTTTTAGTTATAAAACTATCTACAAAACCATCTAAAATTTGTGTATGCTCATCAAATGATATTTTTTTTTTCTTATAATCTTTTATCATATTATCCATTGTATCTTTAAATACATCTGTTGGCATTGGAAATATTAAATCAAATTGATCTCTATATGTACTTGATTTTAAATCAACAAACATTGAAGGGAAACCATAATTTTTTAAAAATTCTTTTTTTTGATTTGAATCTAAATTTATATATTCTAAGTCTTTTTCACTTTCCATATAAAAAAAAATTATATGATCAACATCAATTATAGTCTTACCTCCACCTTTCAAAATTACATCTTTCATATAATTATAATATATATTTTCTTCTATCAATATTAATTAAACTAATATTATATTTTATTTTATTTTTTAAACTAATTGTGTTATTGATCATTAAATCTAAAAAAAACTTTAATCTGAATAACTCAATACTATTTATTATTCTTATATAAGTATCAACACCATCTAACCCATATAATTTCTTTACGTACCTTTGTTTAAATATTGAATAATTATTAATTATAATTAATCTACTATTTTCACTGAATGGATCAATATAATTAATATTTCTTTTTGCTAACTTATCTATACGTTGCATCATACATTGAATTAACATGCATCTTAATTCATTCTTATTTTTAACAACACCTATATCATATAATATGCCTATCGAATAAGTTTTATTTTTACAATAATTTACGTGATTGAATTTTTCATTTAACAAACCCTCTAATTCATAACTTTTTACTTTTATCTCATTATTTTTTACATAATTTTTAATTTCTAATAAATCATCACTATCTAATATATTTTTTATAAATTTATCTTTTATTATAAACTTCATTTTATAAACACCATAAACTAATTTAATCAAATCAATAAAAATATTGTTCATCTCAATGTCTGATAACCACTTACTAAAATTTAGCTCGTTTAATAAAATTTTATTTTCCATAGTGTCATCAATATGACCAATATTATATATAGAATCTAATATATCAATATTTTTATACATCTTCTTAAAATTCCTTCTAATTAACTCTTCTACAATATATTTATAATCTTCTAACTCCCCACATAATAAATAATCGTACAATAAATCATTTATATTTAACTTATATCTTTCCTTCAACTCTAAATTTTTAATATAATTCATTTTTGTAAATAATTTTGTTGTTGTTAAATATAATGAAAATAATATATTAATCCATTTGTCAGATCTATAATTAGAATCACTAAATGTTAAACTAATCATTTTTAATAAACAAATCTTATAAATTTTAATCATATCATTACAATATAATAAAGGATTTCTATTAAATAATAAACCTAAATTATAATTTTGATATATTTTTACTAATTCCCAATGTTTATCGTCTATATATAATGGTAAAATGCAATTACCATTTCCAATACCATTACCACTTATCGAAATATTAAAATCATTCACTAATTTATAACTTTCCAAAATCTGATCTAAACCAATTATACTTGTTGTTATATCATTTATTTTAACATTTTCATAACTAAAATAACACTTATTTAATTCTGTGGGTTGAATATTAATTAGTATTCCCATTATATTTCCGTAATTTAATTCTTCTTTCCAATCTGTTCTACTTATTATTGAATTATATAATTCAGTAGTATCATCTTTAATATTTTCATCAACTTTAATATTTTTATACTTAATAATATCATCAATAATTAACATATTAAATAAATCTTTACTATATTTCAAATCACTAACAGTAATATTACATAACATATCACCCAATAAAGAATTATGAAATTCTAAATTAACTAAATCATTTAAAAATTTCTTAAATATATTGAAATCATCTATATTACATTGATTTAATAAACAAACAATATCTTTCATACTTAATTTAAATTTTGAAAATTTTATCAAAAAAGAATCATAATAATTATTTATATTGTAACCTAAAATAGAACCAATATTTATTAAATCTATTATGTTCTTTATTATACATATATCGTCACATTTTCCTATAAAAAACAAATAATCTTTTAAACAATTTAATAAAATACTTTCCTTTAATTCCATTTTAATTATTGTACTCGTATTTAATTCAAAATTAGAATCTACTATTTTAAAACAATCTACATCATTTCTTCTTTCTAACCTAAACTCCCCATTACAAATTAGCAGTTTAACATCATTTAATATTATGATATTTGTTGTATCTCTTTTTAGTAAATCTGATATATTGATATTACATAAATTTAAATCAATATATATTTTTTTGTAATTTGAGATATTAAAATAATTCAAATTTCTATTCTTCCTTAATTCTAAAATATAATAATTATTATGTAATAAACCTGATAACATAATACTTATTTTGAATATCCCTTTATATAATATAAATTTATTCACTCTCATTATCTGAAATATCAATATAATCAGATAAATTATCTGATGATGAATCATCAGTTTCCATATCTGTTGATTTCATAGGTTTTTTTATAACTACATTATTATTTAATACTAGTTTACTTTTATTGTTTAATAAAATTTTATTTTTTTCGTGAGGTTTTTCACTCTGTAAATTTCGAATATCTGATAATATTTTTTCTCTTTTTTTATCTAAATCATTTAGTTTATTTTGAACTGATGTAATTTCTTTACAAATATTTATGTAATCTAATTTTAATTTTTCATAATCATTTTCATTTGTAATTTTTTTTTTTGGCATTTATATTGATAATTAATATTTTTTTAAATAATTATATTTATTTTTTCTATTTTTAAAACTAATTCAAAAGGACAATATTCATCTATTTCTAATTTATAAATTTTATGATTAACAACCCTCATATGATATTTATTTTTTAAATAGTTATTTATATTATCAATATTATTTACAATATTTTTAGAGTAAGCAAAAATATAACTTTCTTGTTTAACATTATTAAAATTTGTAATTAAATTTTTAATTTCTGATATATTAATTAATTCCTTAATATTATTTTGATAATCAAAAAAGGTACCTATTATTAAGTGTATTCTATCTTTACTTAAACATATATAATCAAATAATTCTTTAACTTGTTTATCTCTAATTGTTTCAAAATCTAGTTGTTTAATTTGATCTGGAATGATTTCTGTATTATATATATTTAATTTAATATTATTATAACATAATTTTAGATGTTGAAATCCATATAAATTTTTATCTAACAAATTATATTCATTCGAATCATAAATATGATCATTTTCTTTTAATGTAATTAAATTAGTTAAAATTAATAATTTTAATTTTTTTGAATAAAAACTATTTAGTTTCTCATTTTTAATATTATGATTAATATCTTGAATACATATTATGACATCTTTATTCACAAAATTATTTATAAAATTTATTAATATATTATTACTTAAATTAGAATTATTATTATTATAGTTATATGTAATAATATGGAGATCCGAATATTTTTTTGTTTTACTATAACTTATTCCCATATTAATCTTACTTATATAATAAAAATTATATAGGTTAAATTATTTATATATATAAATATATGAGTAATTTATTATACTTTAATAATAATACCCCTAATTATGAATATATACTAAAAGATATTATAATTGATAATAATTCAACTAATTTAGAAGACTTTTTTACTAAAGACGATTTTGATTCTGTTTTTATTAATACTAAAAATGAATTTACTCAAATACTTAATGATTTTAAACAAGATAATTCAAGAATTATTTATAATAATAGTTGTGATTATAAGATAAAATATAATGATTATTGTAACAATTTACATAATCTAATTAATAAACTTAAAACTCTTTTTTTTGATAATATTTATTTTAACTTCAAATATATAGATTGTTGTCCTCAAAATAATAAAGATATACTAAATTACTTTTCTTTTGATCAATTAAATAATACATTTAATAAAGAATTTCATTTACAAAGTATTAATTTATATTTTAATAAAAATGATTTTTCTATTTATATTATTCTAAATGATATAAAAAAAAATAAAAAAATTATTATTACTAAACCTATCTGTATTAATAACAATAAAATTAAAAAGTCACATTTTAATCAACTTGTTAATTATATTGATAAATTAAATGTTACTAATATTACTAACTACGTATTTAAAATTTTATAAATAATAAGGACTATTTGGCGATATATAAAAATATGGAAACAACTTATATACTCCAGGGCCATAATAAAAACGATTATTCTTAAATGGATCTCCTCTTAAATCATAAGACATATTTCTACTTAATCTAGTTTGTAATGGTATCCATCCATACCCTTCCTTTATTTTCGTAAATTTCAAAACTACAATTACTACAAAAAAAAATATCAATATATATTCTAATTTATTCATATATATATATATAGAACATATTTTATACATACATACCAAATGGAATAATTATATCTTTTTTCTTTTTATTACTTTTAAATATATCAAATCCTGAATTAATATCACATAATATCATTTTTTTTCTCAATTCAGGATTTTTTCCAAAAATTCTCTTTGAATGAGCAATTTTTGAACTAAATAATAACGTTTCCATGTCTCCACCATAATTTTTGAAATTATCATAATTTTTCTTAAAAAAATCATTTAATTTATTGTTATCATCTAAATTTAATGATTCATCTAATACCCATCCATTTTCTGTTAACTTATTAATAAATATTTGTCCTAACTCTTTATAATCATACGAATCTATTGTGTATTTAAACGGAAAACGTCTAACTAACCCTTCATTATAATTAAAAAAACAATTGTCTAACTCATTTTCATAACCGGCTATTATAACAGCAAATTTACCTTTGTTCTCTGTTAAATTTTGGTTTATTGTATCTATACACTCTTTAGAATAAATATCCTTTTTATCACTATTCCCTAAGGAATACGCCTCATCTATAAATAATACACCACCTAATGACTCATTTATTACTTTTTGTGTTTTAACTGCAGTATGTCCTACATACTCACCTATTAAATCTGACCTTCTAGCTATCTTAAACTTGAAATCAATCTCATCTCCAGTTAAAGGACACTTATATTTTTTTTTACTATCACATTTAATAACACCTAATTTATAATATATTTCTCCTAATAAATGACCTAATTTAGTTTTACCAACACCAGGTGGCCCTGTTATAACTGTATGCATCATATCTTTTTCTTCATCTAAATTTAATAAAAAATATAATATCTGATTGATAATATTTTTTTTTACACTTTTCATTCCAACAAATTTCTTAAATTTAATTAAAGGATCTTTCATCAATTTTAACTTTTTAATGTCAAAACTATAATTTTTTTCTTCATCTAAAATATCTATTAATCTCAATATTTTATCTAGATCATTTATTTCTTCATTAATTTCATCATATTTTTTACTTAAATCAATTTTAAATGAATTAATTTCTTCTAATTTATCTTCTTTTTTTTTTTGTAAAGGTTCATCTAAAGAAATTTTCATTAAAATATCATTGAAATTAGGTAGAGGAAATTCAATATTAGTTTTTGTTTCTATAGGAAAAATTTTCATAAATGTATTATCTATCTGGTTTAATGAATCATTTTTTTTTTCTGGTTTCTTATTTTTCTTTTTTCTTTCGAAATTAAAAGTAGGATATTCTGAATTATTCATTTTATATATAATAATATTTTTTTCTCTAAATTATTTTAAGAAATGTTATATATATATATTAAAATATGAGTTACATCATTGAAATAAAAGAAAACAATTTACAAATTTTATATAATGAAGAAGAAGTCACTTTTGATTTTGTTTTAAATTATTTTATATCAAAAATAATTACTATCAATAATATTGAAAAAAATAATAAATTATTTGGTGAAATAAAATATGATTTAAATGATATTATAATTAAAAAATTTAATGATTTTGGTTCATTTAATTATGATATTATATTATTTAACTTTGATAATTTCACTTTCTATTATAAAGAATCAAATAATATAATTAATTATAAAAATGAAAAAATACTTACTTTAAAAAACTTATACAATAAATATATTAGTATATATCATAATTATGAAAATGATGTTACATTAATAGATGAACTTTGTAACCAAAATGATAGTTTTTTAGAAATAGATTATAATAATGAAGAAATTATTAGACAAAAAGAATTAATTAAAAAATTAAATAAAAAAAAAGAATTATTAGAAGAAATCAATACAAAATTTAACGTAGATTATGATTTGTACTTTAAGATAAAATCTGATTTTAAAGAAGTACCTGATATATTTAAATATAAATATGAAGTATTTTCTGAAATGGAAAAGAATAATTTTATTAATAATAAAAATGAAGCTAAAAAATATTATACTGAAAATTATAATAGAATAAATAAAAATATAGGCAGTTCTATATTTTCAAATATTTTTCTTCAAACTGAAAAAGAAGAAAAATTATAAAATTTTTCTATACTTAACATTTTGAAATTTTTTATTATTTAATTTTACATAATGAAATTTGTCATGTTCATTTTCTTTACTATACATACATAAATTATTTAACTCGTCATACATATGTTTGATTACAAATGATATTGTATTAATACATCTCATTATTTCTTTATTATGAATTTCATCTTCATCTTTATAATATTTATTAATACACTCAATTAAAGATAAACAATCTGCATAAATCATATTATGAGGATAATGATCAGCATAACAACCTTTTTTACCTGATTCATAATTATAATTACAATTTTGTTTAAAATTACAAAATTTATAAGAACTCCTTATAATTTTATCTTTTTTTAAATGTTCTAAGTTATGATTAAATAAATTTTGCTTAATTTTTTCAGCTAAATATTTTGAAGAGTTTTTTAAATAAGTAATATTTTTAAAGAAAAACTGTTTATTTATTAAATTATTTTGTATACTTTTACTTATATAAGAAGATATTAAATCTTGATTTTTTAATATTTCTAAAGAAGTCATTTTAGAAAATTTATCATTTTTTAATATTTTATCTATTTCATTTAATATTTTTTCATTATTTAAACTAAAATCAATTAAATTTATATCATGTGTTTTTATTTCTTCTTCATTATCTGATTCATAATCACAATAATTTTTATTAGCATAAAATTCTTCCCAATTAATTAATTCACTCCATTTATTGTTGTTCATTTTTATATATAAATATATAATATTTATTTAAATATATATGTCTGACGATGATATCTATGTTAGATTATCTAAAAAAGGTTTTTTGAAAAAAGAGTGTGATATTAATACAAAAAGGAAAAATATTAAAAAAAATAAAACATTAAAGAAAGTTTTGTATAGGAATTATTCATCAGATGAGGAAGATTATTTAACAGAAACTATTACAAAAAAAGAAATTAAAAATTTAAAATTAGATGATATAATTAATAATAATAATAATGAAGAATATATTAAATCATTAAAATCTCGATTTAAAGAATTAGATGATTATGAATATGTAACAATAAAAGATTTACCCAAAATAAAATTAGGTGGTTATATAAGATGTTTAACTATTGACGAAGAATTAAAATGGGGTGGTATTTTAATTAAAATAAATAATTTGAATGACAAAGATAATTTAGAATTTGTGTTAAAGAATACAAGTAACAAAACTTGGAAAATATATTATTATAATTATTATGTCTTTTATAAAAAGCAAGTTACAAAAAATGATATGCTAAAAAAATTATTATTAAATAAAATAGAAAGATAATATATATGAAATTATTAGAAATCGCTCATAGAGGATATTCTGAGTTTTATAAAGATAATACAATTGAAGCATTATCAAAAGCTATACTTCATAAGTTTGATATGATTGAACTTGATATACAGTTAACAAAAGACGAAAAAATAATTATTTATCATGATACTTATATCAAAAATACGAATAATTCGTATTTTATTATTGATTTAACTTTTGAAGAAATAAAATCTATAGATAATAAAATATCTCTTTTAACTGATTTTTTTGATTTTCTAATTAAAAATAATTATAATAATTTTCCTTTATACTTAGATATTAAAGGTACAAAAAGAATAGTACCTTATTTAATTAATTTAATAGATAGTATAAAAAATAATTATGATATTAATAAAATTTATATTGCTAGTTTTAATATACTAATTATTGAATTACTTTATAAATTAAATACTAATTTAAATTTTGGTATTATTTCTGAGACAATGTTTACATCAGACATAGCAAAAATTTTTATTGATAAATATAATTTAAAATTTTTTTGTTTTCATTGGTCAGTTTTACAGCACGATGAAATTAACTTTTTACATCAAAATAATGTTTTAGTATTTAGTTATACTAATAAATTCGACATTATTTTACAAAAAATGAAACAATATAAATTAGATGGAATAGTAACTAATTATAAAATATTGAAATAGTAACTTATTATAATAATAATTATTTATTAACTAAAAATGGATAATGAAGTAAATTTAATAGAAAAACAAATTATTACTAATAAAAATTTAATAAATAAGTTGATTAATAATAATAAAAAGTTAGAATTTGAAAAAAAAGCAATAATTAAAAAACAATGTATTAAAAATGGACATAAATGGGTAACTGAAAGAGAAAAAGGTCCCTATGGTGAAAAGTTTACTTTTTGTAAATTATGTAAAATAAAGTTATATGGAAATAGTTTTTATGAATAAACATATATAAAGATATATATGTTTTATTTTTATAATGAATTTAAAAATATTATCATTTATTAGTATATCTTTTCATAGTTTTTTTTTAAACCAAGATAAGTCTATAGAGGGATTTTGGAAAGATGATAAAAATTTAAACTTTGGTTATTATGATACAGTAGGAAATATTTATAAAATTGAAAACAATACTAAAACTTCAAAATTATTATATAATAATATAAATTATCTAAATAATTTCAAGTATATTGATGATTATCATATATTAAATTTTAATAATGAAAAAAACGAAAATTCTTGTATAATAAAAAATAATTATATAAAAACATTGAAATGGGATGATTCAACTTTACATGAGTCAATATATAAAAATAATTATTTTAGAATAAATTTTTTTGGTGATGTTTATGTTAAAAATTTAATAGATAAAAGTTCTACAAAAATTAATATAAACTTTGATGATACAAACTATTATCAAAAAATAACTAATTATAATGAGTATATATTTGCGATTGATGATAAAAATAAATTATTTATTTATGATTTAAAAAATAAATTTTTAGAAAAATTATCATATCAATTGACAGAAAAAAGTTGTGTTAAAAAAATGATAGTAACAAAATTAGGAACTTATTATAACATATTAGTTTTATATACAAACGATAAAATTGATATATTAACAATTAGTTATATTGAACATAGTGAATCTTTTATTTTTTATAATCGCAATATTATAGATACAAAAGTTAAAGTTATTGATTTTGAGATAAAATCAACATTAGTAATGGTATGTTCTGAAAAAAAAATTTTTTTTTATAAATTTAATCCATTCGCTGTGAGTGTACAAAAATTAATTGATAAAAATTTATTTATTCCTTATTATACAAATATTTTATGTTTGGATAAGTTTTTATTGTTCAATAATTTTAATTTTATTCCTTACATTCTTATAAATTATAATGATTAAAGAACTGAAAATGATTTTAGATCGGATGAAGAATAATAATTATCGTCATTTAAAACAATAAAATTATTTTGATTATTAATATAATTATTATTTAAAACAATATTTTCATTCTTTTTTTGTATTAAATTATTTAAATAAGCTAAGTAAAGAATAATTGAATTATAATTTTTTCCATCGTAAAGGTTGTATCTATTATTATAGAAGTAAACAATATTATCATTTAAACCAAAGATTATATGATCTGAATGTTTATCGTACTTAATATTATGTAAATTTAAGATATATCCTAAATCATCTAAATTAATTTTTTTAAATAAATACTGATCTTGTTTCCATAATTTTTTACGGTTCAAATATTCAAAATTAATTGGCTTATCTTCTATAGATAGATTTTCTAGATTAAAATATTCTTCTTTTTTCATTTTGTTATGTTTTAATTTTTGGGTTAATTAATTTTAATTATTATTTTTTTCAATTTTTTATGTAAGTAATTATTTAATTTGTTCTTAATATTAGATGAAAAATGATATTAATAAAAAATGGACTATAAATAAGATTAAAGATAAAGTTAAAGTTCTAAAAGATAATGAAATTTACAGAATAGGTGATGTATTATGTATGAACAATAAAAAATCATTGATTGTGAAAGAAATTATGTCTAATGAAATTTATAAAGATAAATTACTTTATCAATATTTTGAAAATGAATCAAATGATTTTTTTGATATATTAATTAAAAATAAAGATAAAATTAATGAATATTTTAATGATGATTATGTTGTAATGCATATTAGAACAGGAGATGATTTAAATGGACGATGTTTAACTGATTCTAATAGAAGAAAATTCTTAGATAAATTAAAAGAATTTGATGTAAATAAAAAAGTTATTATAATTACTGCGATGCATTATGGTCATAATTTAAATAGTTCAAAATTTTATTCTGGAAAAACTTATTGTTATAATGATAAGAGTTATGATGAAAATATAGCTAAAATACATAAATTAGTATCAGAGATGAATCATGAATTGGAGGATATTGTATCTAATGATGATATAGATTCAGATTTCTTAAATTTAGTATTTTGTGAGAATTTGATAGCACTGGATACTGCAGGTGGGTTTGCAAAATGTGTAAATAAGTTCCATAAAAGAAACAAAAAATAAATAGTATTTATATTATGAAAAATAGTATAAATAATAAATGGACCTTAGATTTAATTAAAAGTAAAGTTAAGGTACTTAAAAATAATGAAGTTTATCGAATTGGTGATATTTTGTTATGTGATTGTTACAATCATAAAAACAGTCTTTTAGCAAAAGAAATTCTCTCTAAAGAAATTTACAAAAATACCTTACTCTATCAATACTTTAACTCAAATAATAACTTTTTAAAAATTTTATTACAAAATAAAAATAAAATTAATAAATATTTTGATGATAATTATATCGTTTTACATATCCGAACTGGTGATGATCTAAAAAAAAGAGGACTTACATCAAATAATATTAATTTACTTATATCTAAATTAAACCAATTTCCTTTTAACAAAAAAATTATTATAATTACAGCATTACACTACGGACACTCTGAACAATCAACACTCTTTGATAGCAAGAAATTTTGCTTTAATCAAAATAATTATAATACTAATATACAAAAAATTCATTTACTTATTTCACAAATTAATCATGAAGTTGAAGACATAATTTCAAATAAAGATGTAGATTTAGACCTTTTAAACTTAGTTTTTTGTGAAAACTTAGTTGCATCAGAATATTCAGGTAATTTTGCTAAAATAATTATTAAATATCATAATGAAATTAAAAAAATATAAATTTCTTTTTCTTATTTTTTTTTTTTAACTTTGCAGTAAAATGTCGTAATATTGGTGGCTCATATTCTATTTCCAAACCTCTTAATTTTTTCAAATTTGGAATTATTTTTCTAAATATCGATACTATGTAATCCATATGTGAATTAGTATACACACGTCTAGGTATTGTTAATCTTAAAAATTCGTAATCACTCTTTCTTTGCTCATTTGTTCTTAAATCTCTACCTAATAAAAAAGATCCAATCTCAACTGACCTAATACCACCTTCTAAATATAACTCATTTGCTAATACTTGCGCTGGAAATTCTACTTCACGAATATGCGGTAATAACTGCTTTGCATCTATAAAAACTGCATGACCACCAACTGGATACTGAATTGGTATGTTTAACTTTCTCAATTCTTCTCCTAAATATTCAATTTGACTAATTCTGTAATTAAGATAATTTTCATCCATCCCTTCTTTTAAACCAATCGCTAAAGCTTCAATATCTCTTCCAGCTAAACCACCATAAGTAATAAATCCTTCAAAGGGAACACATCTTTCACAAACTTTCTTATATAAATTCTCATTGTTCTTTATACAACATAATCCACCTATATTCACTAACGCATCCTTTTTTGATGACATTAACATAACATCCCCATAAGAAAACATTTCTAAAACAATATTTTCAATAGATGAATTTACATAATCTAATTCTCTATTTTTAATAAAATACGCATTCTCACAAAATCTTGCACAATCAATAATTACAGGAATATTATACTTTTTAGCAATTGATGAAGTTTTTCTTATATTATCCATTGATACAGGTTGCCCTCCTACTGAATTACACGTAATTGTTATAATAATTCCTACTACATTATTACTTCCTCTAGTAATTATTTCTTCTTCTAATTTTTTTAAATCAAAATTACCTTTAAATGGATGATAATTTAATATATCTTTCGATTCATCACAAATCACATTTACTGGATCACAATCACTTAGTTGTACATGAGCAGCTGTTGTGTCAAAATGATAATTAGATATAAAACAAGGTCTTTCAGTAAAATTATGTTTCTTATCTTTATACAAAATTGGAAATAATAAATTTTCAGCAGCTCGGCCTTGATGACAAGGTATGGTGAAGTTATAGTCAAATATTTCTTTTATTGTATTTTTTAATTTGTAAAAGCTTTTTGAACCTGCATAAGATTCGTCTCCTATCATTAAATGAGCCCATTGTTTATCTGACATTGAACCTGTACCTGAATCAGTTAATAAATCAATATAAACATCTTCAGATTTAAGCATAAATAAATTATAAAATGCTTTTTTTAATGCTAATTTTCTGTAATCTTTTGTTGTTTGTTTAATAGGTTCAACCATTTTTATACGAAAAGGTTCTGGTATATTCATATTATAAATATTAATTTTGTTTTTAAATGAAAATTTTATTATTGAATAAATTATATGAGTAAATTAGGAGATGATAATTATAAAAGACCAAAAAAAACTTATACAGACAAGTTAACAGATGATGACATAAAAGCTAAATTAGAAGATTATGTAGAAGTAGACGATATATCTATGGTTCCGTTAAACACACATTTAAGATATTTTACAGAAAGAATTAACGAGAAAAAAAAGAAAGAGAAAGTATTTAGATTAGGAGGTTTTTTAGTAAATAAAAGTAATTATGAAAAATACGTAATATTAAGTAATGCACCAGAAACTGGTGTTATGAATTTAGGCAAAAAAAATTGGTCTGTTAATACACAAACATCTATTTTTTACAAAAAACAAACAATAAATGAAATTAAAGAAGAATATGAATTAGAAATTGAAGAGTTAAAAGATCAAATTAAGTTTTTAAAGAAAGAAATTAAAAAATTAAAAAGTAAAAAACCTTAATTTTATATAAACAATTAATGTAATTTTAATATAATGAATGATTTAAATATTAAAATTGCAGTAGCAGGGAATGTAGATTCAGGTAAATCTACATTAACTGGAGTTTTAATGAATAATAAATTAGATGACGGAAGAGGTTTAAGTAGATTATCTATATTAAGAAATAAACACGAAAAAGAAACCGGACGTACTTCGTGTATATCATATAATAGTTTTAGTAATATTGTAGATGATAAGAGAAAGATATTATCATTAATAGATTTAGCAGGTCATGAGAAATATTTAAAAACAACAATTTTTGGTTTATCAGGTTTATTTGCAGATGCTGGTTTAGTATTAGTCTCAGCAAACATGGGTATTACCCAAATGACGCGAGAGCATATGATGTTATTATTATTTTTAAAAATACCATTTATAATATTGGTAACTAAGATTGATATGGTTCCAGAGAATATAAAGAATTTAACAATAAATAAGTTAAAAAAAATGATGAATATTCAAATGTTTGATAAAAAATCATATTTATTTCCAGAAGATGAGAAAAAATGCAAGGAAGAAATAATTAAATTTAGTAATTTACCTAATAATTTAAATACTTTCATTCCTATAATTCCTATATCTAATAAAACTGGTATTAATATTAATAATTTAAAAAACTTTTTATTCAATTTAAAACCAAAAAATCATTGGCCTTCAGATAATATTGAAGGTAGTATTATGTATATTGATTCAAAATTTAATGTCAAAGGTATAGGATTAGTTGTATCTGGAACTGTTAGAGGACAATCTATTAAATTAAATGATAAGCTTTTTATAGGTCCTATTAATGATAAGTTTGTACCATTTAAGGTAAGGTCTATTCATAATAATGTTAGAGAAAATGTTAATCAACTTAATTCTAATGATGCAGGATGTTTAGCAATTAGATTTATTAACAAAGAAACAATAACAAAAAATCAAATTACAAAAGGAGTTGTTATAATAAGTAATGAAACTTTAAAAAAGAATGTAGTTGATGGTTTTAAAGCTGAAATTACAATATTAAACCATTCGAGTACAATAACTAATAATTATACACCTGTTATTCATTGTGGTTTAGTTAGACAAACTGCTAAAATTAATATATTAGAAATGAATGACAAGAAATCAAATGTATTAAGATCGGGTTCAAAAGCAATTGTTCATTTTAAATTTTTATATAAAAAAGAATATTTAGAAACGGGTAAAGTATTTTTTTTTAGAGATGGCAATACAAAAGGATATGGTACTATTTTAGAAATATTTCCTAATATATAATATAGATGGATGAAAATATTAATCCTAATACATTAAAAGCTGATGACGATATTAATGATTTACATTTTAAGAATAAAAATACTAATAACTTAAGTAATCTAAATAATTTAGATGATTTTGTTTGTGTATTTGAAAATAATGGGATTGAGTATCCAAAATTAGCAATGGGTTTACAATATAAAATAGCAACTACAAAAGCAGAAAAAAAAGATATATGCGAGTCTAAAGGAAGATTAAGTGGAGAAGGATTATTATTTATTAAAAAAGATGATTGGATTAATCCTGAAACATCAGAATATGAATGTGGTGTATTTAACTTAGATGGTACTAGAAAAACTTATAATAATCCAACCCAAGATCCAAGAAAATTTCCTTCTACTAAATTATGTGATAAATATTATGATATTAATAATGGAGCAGATTTTTACACAAAAATGATTCCTAAAAAATTAGATACACCATTTGTTGATCTTAGAGAACCTGAGTTTGATAAAGAATCACAACAAAAATCTATCAAAAAAATTTTCTTTATTACTTTAGCATCTACACTTTTTTTCACATTTTATTTTATATATAAATATGAACTAAAAAGACCTTATGAATTTTACGATCATATGAAAAAAATTATATTTAATAAAGTTATTATTTCTTTTATTATTATTGGAATATATATATTAATATTTTGCCCTTTTAATATGTGTTATTTACCTAATGACTCATCTTTATTTAGAAGAGATATTAATAAATTTATGAAAATTAACTTCTGTAATTTTACAAAAGACAATATTAGTAATTTAGGGTTAAATGTATCAAGTTTGTATGATAATAGTAATTTAATTAAAAATTTTGATAATATAATTACGTATTTAATAGATGCAAATACGTATATAGAGAAGCCAATGAAGTATTTAAATAATAAATTATGTAATAGGTGTGATGTAAAAAAACCATGTATCTTAAGAAAGGGTTATTATAATATAAAGATAGTAAAGCCAGAGGTGATAAATTATTTTTCTAATAGTAATAATGTTTTGAAAGAAATAAATGATAAGTTTAAGTATAAAAAAGTTAATAATTATTTTGTACCTTATGATAGTGGTACAATAATTCATTTAAAATCAGATAAAAGTGAATTAAATAATCGATTATTTATGTGTTGTTTATCTATGAATGGTTTATCGCCTACAGGTAGGGGTAGATTAAATGGAATAAATGGTTATGATTATGTATATCATTGGATTAAGTTAGAGGACAGAAATGGAGATATTGAGTATATGGATGATATAAATTTGTTAAGAATAAAGATGTGTAAGGATAGTTACAGAATTTTATCAGTAGATAATAATTATGACTTAATAAATTATAATATTTCATTGCCAATAGAAACATATATTAGCCTGTTTGAGAAAAACAGAGCTGATTATACAGAGTATCCATTTTATCCAAAATTTATGATGAATGAGTTAAGAAAAAATAAAACTTATAATTTAAAACCTAATTTTATTAAGAGAAAGATAGTTAATATTTATAAGTATCATACTTCTAATCCATGTTTAAAATTTAAAACAAAAAATGTTACTATATATGATAATAATTTGTATCGTTATGATTATAAAAATTCTATGAGATTTAGTTTAACTAACTATTTTGAAAAGTATATTGATAATTCTTTTAATTTATTATTAAAAATAAATGAAATTAATAATTATCATAATGATGATGAAGATGATAATGATTATTTAACTTTTTATAATACAAAACACGATATTATTAATAAGGACTTTTATTTAAATAGTAGTTATAGTTTAAATATGGATACTATTGATAAAAACTTAGATTTAGAGGATAATTTAAATAATTTTATGTATAATTTGAATTTAGAATTTTCTAATTTAAATTATATTCAAAGAAGCTTAATTAGAGAAAGTATAACAAATAGATTACTAGATAACTATAATAAAATTAAGTTTGATAATTATATTTTCAAAAATAAAAATAAAATTATTAATGTAACTCCTGAAATTAATATTAATAACGTTAGATTTAAAGAATACTATATATTACAAGAATTTAAAATAGAACATTCATATGAATCAATTAATTATTTACAAGATGGTATTGTTAATCAATGTATATTCTGTAAACAAACTTGTAAATTATAATTTTTTATTTTGAAAACCTAAAATAAATAAATATATAAAAAATACATAAATAATTATTAATGTGATGTTCTTTATACTAAAAATAATTGTACCTTTTAAATTATCATTACTACATTTGACTATCCTTCTTTTATATAACTTATCTAATAAAAAATTTAGCTTTTTATCTCCAAACCATACATAATTATATGAATCTAATATATGCAGTTTTATGTCATTACCATTTTTATCTAAAACTATCGGTACCCAATGTTTAACCAAATTAACGTCATTTATATAAATAATGAAGCAAATTTTATATATTTCTTTTTTTTTTAAATAATTTAATCTAATTAACTCTTCGTCAGATAAAAATTTATCGTCTAAATATGTTATAAAAAAATTATTTAAATCATAAAAACTACCAGCTATCTTTAATAAATCTTGTTTTGATAATTGATTATTTTTGTAAATATTTTTATAATTATTTATATCTTTATTAAGTTCGCTTTCTGAAATTAGTTTTTTATATTTTTTAGTTTTCTTAATACTAGATATATAATTATTTTGATCAATTTTACTTTCATTTAATATTTTTAACATATTAACACCATTTCTAATTGCATGATAACCACAAGTTGAATCAAATAAACCTTGTTTTGGTAAATATGAATTCCAAGTATGACAAGTTAGTTTAATCATATATTATAATTATATAATTATATTTGCTTGATCTAAATATGTAATCATTCTCATTCTACAACAATATCTTATTAAACTTAGTTTATATAATAATTTTTCTTTTTCTTTTTCTTTTTTATTTTTTGTTAGTTTTTTGTTTTTTTTTATT